TCATTTTGTTCAGCACCTTTCTTAGTCATCTCTAGCATCTTCCACTGCCTAAACCTCTCTTCAAACTCTCTCCTCTGTGCCCCTACCAATCTGCAATAAGGATATGATGTGGGTGCTAAATTTTTGTATCTCAGGGAAGCCAAATAACTAGTGGTATGGAGGTGTAGATAGTCAGCATCTATTGCTGCAAATACACACTCATTGTCTTCCTTACTGCAGTACTTAAAGGCCTGTTTAAGGTTCTTACAGGATTCAATATCTCCATATTTGGGAAGTTCATATAAGTCCCACCACTTCTTAAAGTCTGTAAAGTTAAGGGCTTCTCTCATAACCAATACAGCATGTGAGTGTGGATTGGGTGCTCCAGATGCTCCGGTCTCATCGCATACGATAAACTGCTTGATTTCTTCTATAGGACCAAATCTTTCAGCCAAAACATCTTTGACATGCCCATCTGTAAAGGTGATGAAGAAGTTGACACCCTTTCTATCATGTGTTGGTGCCCGAACCTGCTCTTCTACCACCTTCTTGCCATAAGGTGTCTGGTGAGTCCTCAGATGTCTCTGCATGTTGTTGCTCCGGATCTCCTTCTTGCAAACAGCACAGTCAATCATTCTATGTTTTCCCATTGTGGCTCGGCGGCTCGTTTATAGCGGCGACGTTAGGTAATACTAGATAACGTCCCCGAGTCGCTCTTTATATACGTTTACATATTGTTATGTAACAACCAAACAAACGTCATGAGACGTTGATAGGAGACGTTGGCTACCGCCACAATTACATACCTCCGGAATAGGGCGCCTCCCGGCGGGACATGTATGGGACCCCCCCTACCTCCGGAAAGTAAGCTAAATAATAACTAACACAATAATAAATTGTTAGATTCCGCTCGACGGCGTTTATTTATAATGTTTTTAACTGTATTCTATTATCTTCTCACTGCAAAACCATTTGGTGTAGAATGTTGAATCAAAATCAACACAAATCTTTGCAGTTCTTACTACTGGTAGATCTGGTTTGAAGAACTTGGTAATACTGGAAAGAGTTTCCTAGCTACGTATTTACTAAATACTGAATAATCCTTTCTTGTAGAAGGTCCTTTTTTAACATGCTGCGGGACCCCTTCTTGTATCATGTTGTTACAAATTTGAATGAGATAGATTTCATCTTATAGTGTCTATATTTATCCTGGATCTTACTGATGCTTTTAGAATAACCAAACCATAATTGATCTGCATGGTAGAGATGAGCTACATCAGGTCCAGGGGAAGCATCTAAAGTGATCTCCAAAGAAACCTGGTTAACTCTTCTTGCCGTGAAATTGTGCCAAGCTCCCCTTTTTCTTGCTCTCCTAAGGTTTCTCTTCTTATATACCATAACACGTTTTCTACGCCTTGATATACGCTTTCTTCTATTATATCTCCAAATGATCTTCCTAGAACGACCACCAAATAGACGGCGGCGAACAGCATTTCTTCTTCCACCAATTCTTCTATATTTCCTCTTACTAGGACCGCTCATACTAGGACTTCTTGATTCAGCAATTCAAGTACTAACAATACAATGATTTCTTTTAGATAGTGTACGAAACACTTGCAACCGTAACGTACAAAGTTTTTTAACATAACAGTAACTAATAACAAAAACGATTCCTTTTATACTCTTGGAATTGCTATTCCAGGTCGTCAGGGGGATAGACCAATGACATCTTGTTGTCTGCCATATCCAAGCAACACCATCTATCCAGTGACAATTTGCGCCATTCTGGTTCAAAGTTGGCAAAGCATACCACTTTTGCAGGTTGAAATATCCTCAGACTGCTCTGGTATTTAGAGCTGAACATCCTACCATTCTTGAAAGCCTCTATGATGTGATAGTTGACGAATTCTTTCTGAGATCTACAAAAATCAAAGATTACATAGGGTTGATCTTCATAGGCATAGCTCAGATCTCTTGTGGATCCTCCTTCTACTACAAAGGCCTCTCCAGTTCTCATTAGATAGGTAGCCAGAAAACTCTTGCCAGAATTGCCAGCATCATCCTTTATCCAAAGAACTTGTCTGTCATCTTGATTTTTCATTAAGTTCAGCACAGACTTCTGCCATCTCTTGAGGACAACTTCTTCATTTTGTTCAGCACCTTTCTTAGTCATCTCTAGCATCTTCCACTGCCTAAACCTCTCTTCAAACTCTCTCCTCTGTGCCCCTACCAATCTGCAATAAGGATATGATGTGGGTGCTAAATTTTTGT